GTAACTGCTAACGGAACAACTGCATATCAGTTTAATAGCCACTACTCGGGTGATGATCCAACAATTTTTGTTCTTGGTGGAGCGACTATTGCTTTCAATCTATCTGAAGCTAGTCATCCATTTAAACTACAGCACGATACTGGTTCTGGTTTTGTAGATATCTCAACTGGTCTAATCCACTCTACTCCAAGTGGAACTTTAACTACTTACGCAAACGCTCAAGGTAAAACTACTGGAACTTTATATTGGAATGTTCCTGTAACAGCTGCATCTGGTGGTTATCGATATATTTGTGCTTCCCACGCTGGTATGACTGGTACCATCACTCACAAGTCATTGAATAGTATTTAAGGAGACACAAAGATGCCAGTAAAACGCTTAGGAGTTGCATCTCCTGCTGCTTTTGTAAGCACATTTACAGAACTTGCTACTGCAGATGTCGCTTGTGTTGCTTCTGTTATTGTTGCTAATAAAGGTGCTACAGATTTAACAGCTACTGTTTTTGTAGAACCAGTTCAGTCTCCAGGCAACCCTGACAGTCGTGTTTACATTGTCAGCAGTTTACTTATTGCTGTAGGTCAGTCATTTGAGACCTTTAGATTTGCAATGGCTGTTGGGGATAAAATTTATGTTGGAGCAAGCAATGCAAACGCATCATTTTCTGCTACAGCTGCATATGAATCAAGTGGTCGTTCTAACATTGTGTATCAATCTACTCAACCAGGTTTTCCTCAGGTTGGAGATATCTGGGTTAACAGCAACACAAATGCAGTAGGACTTTACACTGGAAGCGGATTTAACACAGTTGCCACTGTTGCGCCTACAGGACCATCTGGACCAACAGGGCCACAAGGTGCGTCTGGACCTATTGGACCGACAGGACCGCAAGGATCAGGTGTTTCTGTTCTTGGTTCTTATGCAACTCTTCAATTACTTCAGGCAGACAACCCAACTGGATCAATCGGGGACTCATATTTAGTAGGAGTTAATCTTTATATATGGAATGATTTAAACTCAGAGTGGGCTAATGCTGGACCTTTTGTGGGTCCAACGGGTCCTTCGGGTCCAACTGGACCAGCAGTAACAGGTCCAACTGGACCTATTGGTGTAACTGGGCCGACTGGTCCATCTGGTGGACCAACTGGTCCGACTGGTGCTACTGGTGGGGTTGGCGCTACTGGCGCTACTGGCTCTACTGGTCCGTCTGTTACTGGACCAACTGGTGCAACGGGTGCTGCTTCCACGGTCACAGGTCCTACAGGTCCTACAGGAGCAAGCGTTACTGGACCAACTGGTGGTACTGGACCTACTGGCGCTACTGGTACTTGGGACACGGTTCAACCAATTGAAGTTAAATCTGATACATATACATTAGTTCTAGCAGATGCTGGAAAACTTATTAGATGTACAAAAGCAACAGCTATGTCAATTATTATTCCTACAAATGCTGCACAAGCATATGCAATAGGACAAAGAGTTGACATTATGCAGTATGGAGCAGGTCAAGTTACTGTTAGTGGTGACACTGGGGTTACTCTTAGATCTACTCCTACAAACAAGCTAAGAGCTACTTATTCATCAGCATCTATTATTAAAATTGGAACCAACGAATGGGTCCTAGCTGGCGACCTAGCCCTTACATAGTTAGGAGTAGGTATGCCATTAAGTTTAGGAATAGCTAGCGGAGCTGGGTTTTTAAAAAACCCTGCTGAACCTGCAGCACTTGGATATAGAGTTAATTATATTACTAATCCGTCTTTCGAGGTAGATACCACTAACTGGTTTGGTTTTGGCGGTGCAACTCTTGCTAGAACTACAGGTGAGTTTAATACTGGATCTGCATCTTTATCTGTTACTAATTCTAATGGTTCAGGTGTTCAGTTTGGTAATACTGGAACTATGATCCCACTGGTGGCAGGAGAGGGTACTTACTACCTAAGTGCGTATGTAAAGCTTGCTAGCGGTAATTCACCAGCAACTTACTCTATGCGTATCTTGCAGTACGAAGCTCAGGACTCTGGTGGCACAGTTTCTGCAGCAACTATTGGTGCTCAGGCTCTATCGTATACAGGCAACTGGGCAAGGCTAAGCAGCTCTTTTACAAAAAGTGGCAGCGCAAGCTTTGCCATTATTAGAGTATTTACAGGCTCAGCTGTGGCAGGGGAGATTTTTTATGTGGACTCTGTTATGTTAGAAAAATCAACTACTTTAAATTCTTATTTTGATGGCTCCAGCGGCGGTTTCTGGGCTGGAGCATCTCATGCAAGTTTTAGTGGAGCTACTCCGTACTAATCTGATAGACTCCCTCTAGACAAGGGAGAGACAAATGGACGAGTATGTCAATTGGTTCGTCAATGATGGACAGAAAAATTTTTATACGCATTTATTGCGTAATTTTGTAGGCAAACCTGTTCGCTGTCTTCAAATAGGTGCTTACACTGGTGATGCCTCAGTATGGTTATATGAGAACCTGCTAACCCATCCAGACTCTGTTCTAGTTGATGTAGACACTTGGGAAGGCTCAGATGAGCCATCTCATCATCAAATGAACTGGTCTACTGTAGAGATGCTTTACAATACAAAAACTAAAGATGGACAAGACAGTAGAAAAATTGTTAAATATAAAGGGACAAGCGATCATTTCTTTAGAAATAACAGAGAAATGTATGATTTCATCTATATTGATGGAGACCACACCGCATACGGAGTCTTAAAGGATGCAGTAGCGGCATATGAGTGTCTTAATGTAGGCGGAATTATTGCCTTTGATGACTACCAATGGAGCGCTGGTCTTGGGCCTCTTAAAGAACCAAAAGTAGCTATTGACTCCTTTTACAATGTCTACCGAGATAGACTAGAGTCTGTCTTAGAGGGCTACCAAAAATGGTTCAAAAAAATACAATAGACACACTAAGCAAAGGAAAAAAAAAATGACAGAGAAAAAAGCAGACAGTATGGCTAATATGTTTAAAGACACTTCTTGCTACACATATGAAGTAACTATGGTTGTACAAGTATTAGCCCCAACTAAAGAACTTGCTGACGCAAAACTAGATCAAGATGGCGGATATGTAAGTAATAGAAATGTAGTTTTTAAAGATTCAACTCTTTTATATCAAGATGGTATAGATATTAAATCTCTTCTACAAAAAGATGGCAAAGGCGGTAAAGGCGGCACATCTGTAGAAGAAGGCTAAAACTACGTTTAAAATTGTACTGTTAACTAAACTAGGAGAAAAATGAAAATAGCCATCTATACCATTGCGCTCAATGAGCGTCAGTTTGTTGATAAGTGGTTTGAAGCTGCCAAAGGCGCTGACTATCTTTTAATTGCTGATACTGGCTCAACTGATGGCACTATAGAACGTGCCCGAGAGCTTGGTATTAATGTTGTAGATGTTCGAGTGTCTCCTTGGCGTTTTGATGATGCTCGTAATGCCGCTATGGCAGCTCTTCCTCTTGATATTGATTACTGTATCTCTCTCGATATGGATGAAGTAATCACTCAGAACTATCGTGAGTTACTTGAACCAATGCATGCAAAAGGAGTTACTCGTCCTCGCTACAAGCACATTTGGTCTTGGAATGAAGATGGAACCCCCGGTTTAGAATTTAGTTACGACCACATCCATACACGCAAGGGATACCGTTGGCGTCATCCAGTGCATGAGTGTTTGTATGCATATGGAATGGATGAGAAGCAAGAATGGGTTGAAGGTTTAGAAACCCATCATCACCCAGACCCAACAAAATCTCGTTCGCAGTATCTCCCTCTTCTTGCTCTTTCTGTTAAGGAAGATCCTTATAACGACAGAAACGCTTTTTACTATGGTCGTGAGCTTTACTTCTACGGAAGATACATTGAAGCAGCAGCAGAGCTTAAGCGTCACCTAGAACTCCCAACTGCCCACTGGGCACCAGAACGTGCGGCATCTATGCGCTTTATTGCAAAATCTTTGCCTGATGAAGCAGAAGACTGGTTGCGTAAGGCAATTGCTCAAGCGCCAGGTCGCAGAGAACCTTGGGTTGATTTGGCAAAAATGTATTACGAAAGAAAAGACTGGGTTAACTCATATGATTGCGCAAAGGAAGCTCTTGCTATTAAAGAGAAGCCTTTAGAGTATCTTTGTGAAGCAGAGGCTTGGGGAGCAGCACCTTATGACTATGCAGCTATTGCATGTTATAACTTAGGGATATATTCAGAAGCTTTGGCTTATGCGAAAGAGGCAGTCATTGTTGATCCTACAGATCAAAGACTTCAGAACAACGTAAAGTTTTGTGAAGAAGCGTTTATGAAGCAGACTTCTGCTTCTTAGACTTCTTTTCTTTTTCTTTTTGTTTCTTCAGTTGTTTATCTGCTCGTTCTGATTTATACGCTTCAACAGCATTTACGCTGGTGCGGCTTCTCCATGAAAACTCGCAGACGGTGCATGTAACAATCTTTGCTGTTGTCCATCGTCCTCCACCAGGGACTTCTTGCGAACTTGTGTCTAGTTTTGATGGACGAGCGCTGCAGTAAGGGCAATGCGGATACCTTCTACGCTTTGCTTCTTCACCGTTGTATGAGACAGAGAGTGCACGACGAATTTCTACTTCGTCTTTACCACCCCAAATGCCCCAAATCTGACGGTGCTCTAAGGCCCACTGAAGACATTGACTTCTTACAGGGCATCCGTAGCAAAGGTTCTTTGCGTCATAACGCTCTCTTGGCTCCTTTGAAAAGAACCAGTCCCTTGCATATTTATTTTT